GCAATCTCCTCCGGCGTCAGGTCCTCCCACTTCCCCTTGACAAACGGCAGCAACATATCCACTTCTACTGATGAAGGGCACGGCGCCGCTTCCCGCGTGAGCATGACCGCAAGCGCTGCCGGAACAGAAACCTTTCTGTCTCCGTCAGGAAATATCCCCTCCGGCAGGAGCGCTGCGAACTCTACATTCAATGTCCCTTCCGGCAATCTGTGGTTGTCAAACACCACATGAATCTTACCGTTGTCATTGAAACAGTTGGTGCATACACCTCCTATACAGGAGGCTGTGTAGGTCGTAAACTTGGTGGATGTATAAAATTTTGCCGTCCAATCCCATTCTGGCCATCCCAAATCAGTCCCACGGCAATCCGCCAGCGTCATATAGAGGTCAAAATCGCTCCTGTAATTAACCTTCGTTTCGGCTTTAACTGTTTTCTCCATATCTCGCAGCCTCCTTCTGCCTTGCAAGCACCGCATCTGCTTCTTCTTGGGTTATCTCTTTCCAATTGGCGGCATTATCGCCGGCACCGAGTATCACATAGGGGGCCAAGACCCTCTGCCATTCCTCCACATCAGCATTCTGCGTAAGCATATGCCCTTGGGAGGCCGTCAGTTTTCTGCTGTCATAATCTTTCTTTACCATACCATTTTATTCATTCACGTTGTTTACACAGATAGCGGGGCAAAGGTGTACCCTTTCTCTCCGATTTGTCCCAATTCTTCACTTGTGAGCCTTGCGAGGACATCCATCGGCAACTGCAAGGTTGCCGTTTCCATCCCTGCTGCCGCTCTGTCATGGCTGTATGTCAGAAGTGAATCCACTATACTCTGTCTGTTGGCTTCGCTTCCGTAGCCCCACATGGGAGCGTATATGGTATATACTGCAAGTTCGCTTTTCCCCAGATTCTTTATGAGTATATGCCTACAGGCATTATGGCCGGGGAAGGTGGCACGCTCCACCCTTGTCGCGCTGCTGAAATCAAGCGTGGCTATGGATTCGCAGGCTTGGCAATTGTTGGAGAACTGCAACCAATCCCTGACTCCGCCCGTGTTTCTCACTCTTATGGATTTGAGCGCACGGCATTCCAAGAACATATACCGAGCCGAAGTGATTCCCTGCATATCTATCTCACACAAGCTCTCCAGATACACTTGCTGTCCGAAAGCAAACCATGCGTTCCCGTCGGTCAGAGCCGTAGGGGGCAGCGCATCCAGTCGTTTCAGATAAGGCTTCACATCAATGCCGTCACGGCATGAGAATAGACTTCGTATCAATTTGAGCTCTCCGCTGTAATACGTTGCGAATCTCCGAGTGCCGCCGTACACTTTTTCGGCAAGGGATTCCCATTCCATGTTCGGCCTCCATCCCCATTGGGCGGGAACGGTACCTTCCGCAAATTCGCCCGCGAGATTCGGGGTGATGTCAAACTCGCATAATAGTGGTCTGTTCACCCTTACCTTAAACTCTACCACCAAGAACTCCATACCCCCGTAACGCAATGTACGTGATGATTTGTCCGGCTCGGCTATCGGTTCCGGCTTTCCCACAATTTTTACGCAATCAGCCTCATTGTAGATGGTCACATCCTTATATTTATACATGTCACTTCCGGCAATAGGTGTGCATATGGCCGCATTGAATACTTTGATTTTTGCATTGACGCTCCCGTTATATACCCGTGGTGCTTCCACAGCCATTCTCATAGAGTAATCGAATGCGTCCGCGACCCTGCGCGAGTCTTGGTGTTCTCCCGCTTCTTCCGCATAGCTTGATACCTCCGCTTTTTTCAAAGGAGGCGCAGTAATCTTGTCCGAAGAAAGATATACAAACCCCCAAGCCTTATAAAGGTCTTGCACCGGGCCGTCTCCTATCTGTATGCGTATTGGAATCATGGCCTTATTGGTTTGATTTTATATACTACAAATCGGCAATTGTCCGAATCTGTCGGATTGACCCGATTGTGCGCTTCTTCCGTCATATAAATTGGCACTACGATAGGCGGATTATTTTTCTGCTCACAGTTCACCGTAATGTTGCACCCGTTGGCGAAATACAGCATCGGCATCACCGCATTTTCATAATCCATAGCAACGTTGATGGTGCCGCTGCAATTATGGAATATATAAGTTTGTAATTCGGCAAAAGTCTCACCATTGAAAGACTTCCCTATATATACACCCTTGTCCTCTATGTCCGAAAACTCACGGCGCAGCAGTTCAAGGGACGGAAATCTGTGCTCCATGCCCCAGTCAAGATTCTCAATATAATAATCAACCAACTCCTCCATGCTACCGGTGCGCATCTTCTCATACCCCGGCAAGCAGATTCCGTTTTGCCGTGCATCATCCATCAGACGCTCTTTTATCTCATATGTATCCATATTGCAAATATAGTAATTATTAATTGCTTACAATATAAATCTAAAGTGATACTTTAAACAATATGTCATAAGTCAACTTCTCCGTTGCCACGGTTTATCTTTATCCCTCTCTCAGTTATAGAAATATATTTATTGCCGAACACCATTGCCACGCCATCGTCATTAGCCACTAACAAAGTGTTGCCGAACGATACCGCTATGCCGTTGTTGCCAACAACCGTCTGTTCAGCACTCACATTCTCCACCGCCAAATCCAGCTTCATCGTGATCGGTACATTTTCCCTGCGGAATGAAACGGTTTGCGTAGAGGTGGGGGTAAGAAAGACCCTGATATAAAATGCGCTGAATGATTGGCTCTCGTTGCCGTATTCTATGCCCCTTTTTCTTGTTGCCCTCCATGTCTCTATCCCGTTTTCCGTTTTTATAAGTTCTTTAGTCCATGCGGTCACATTATCTGAGCCTTCAAAGGCGGCTACAGGTATTAGCGAGCCATCACTGTCAAGGGCATACATCTCTATCTCAAATTCGCTGTTTTTCGCCTGTTTAGTCCCTTCGTTATCCGATTGCTGGCATTGGAACTCAAAACTTACGCTTATATAACCTGCCAGCAAGCCGTTTTTGGGAATATAACCTATGGAATAGTAATCGGAAGATAATTGCGGGGAGCGCCATTCCTCCTGTGCAGAGGGGCTGTAATGGTTCACGGCTCCGGTCATTATCACGGTGTCCGACAACTCCCTGTCAAGCGCCCCCACTTGTGTGGTGAACGAGATTCGGCTGTTCTGCAGTTGGAATACCGTGCCTTTTGTCTGCGGATTCTCAAGCACGAACCTGCCTTTTGTCACCTTAACATTGTCTCCGAGTTCCAGGCTGCTTTGCCCGATTCTCACGGTATTGTGGGCAAAATAACCCGTGCCGTCCATGCGCACCGCAAAGGCCGCACCCTCCGTCTGGTTGTCGGCGGCATCTATCTGCTTCCCTCCCGACCACAGCGCTATGCCTCCACCCCGGGCAGTCTGGGGTGTTATGCCGTTCACTCCGGCCATAGTCACGAATTTCCCGCTCTCATCCTTGTACCCTGTCTGTATGTTGGAGGTTACTATCAAACCTCCTTCTATAGTAGTATCGTTCTCAAGCGCCTTTTTCAGATACTCTGTGGAGGCGTCCGTAGCCTCTTGCGGTGCGGGAGACCACGCCGTAGACACATTCCCGGCCTCAAGCTTGGCGTTGAGGTACGTAAAGCTTCCCCTTGCCTTGCTTATCCTTACCTTGGCGGGGCTTACCTCATTATCATAGGTAAACGACATGGTCGCCGTCCTGCCGTCCGCCGCTATCACCATATTGCCGAGAAAGACAATCTGTTCATCGTTCTGATCCCATAGGTATACGCGCATCCCTTCTGATAAATCCCCGTGGTCGGGATGCTTCCTCACTGTCAGTATGTATTCGTTACCTTTTATAATGGCGGGCACCGTGCCTTGGGCTATTTCGTAAGACGTGCCTCTTACGTTCACTTTTTCGGCACCTCCACCCAATATCAGATTAGTGCCGCCTATCTTTATGCTGTCGCTCACATACTCTCCTATGGGGACATCACCAATAGTGGATTCCGCATCTATCCTCCCTTTGACGCGCAGGTTGCCATTGACCCATTCTATATAGCTTGCATCACCGCCCAGGAAGAAACGCGGTTTGTTGTAATAAAGCCCCGCTTGCCTTCCCACGTAGTAATACTCCGTTCCGGAGGAGTTTACTGAATCAAGCCCCTCTATATACCGCTCATATCCTCCCCCTATCACGTCACGCACTTTCACGAACCGTCTGTTCGCGTCCGTGTAGTTCCCGTAGTGGGCTATGACATCGCCTACGGAGGGTTTGCCTCCACCATCCACTCCGGTGTCATAAGTCCCGTCAGGCAGCTGCACGGCGGTATACCCCTTGGTAAGCACTATGTTGTCGGTGCCTACGGACATCACCCTGCGGCGGTAGTGTTTCACCTGCCCGGTAGCATCATCCGTAACCTCTGAATATGCCACATCATCTACATGGAATCTGTTCACCACGCTGCCGCCTTTCTGGTCAAAATAGCATGTGTAGGAATCAGTATCCTCCACCACATTGCTGACCTCTATCCATGCCGCGCTTTCCACATATTTGCCGCCTTGCACAGAAATCTGGTTTATCACAAGCTCGTTTGCCTCTATACCCTTACGCGCTCTCAGTATGTCAGCCTCAAGTACGGCGCTCCCGTTGGCATCCTTGTAGAATCCCCATCCGGCACCGCCCACGCTGCCCGCCCTGAACCCCTGTGAGGTCACCAGCGAAACGAACTCGGTGGGGGAGTAGCTGCGCTCCTCTATTCCGTCCTTGCGGAGGTACAGCTTGTCGCCTACCATCCGCACTATCTGCTCTATGTTGGATATAGAGCCTACCTGTCTCTGCAACGCGCTCACTTCGCCGCTTATGCGTGCCACCGGGTCAGCAGCCGTCATATAGTCGTTGCCGAGCGACATACCCACATCCGGTATGATGCTGTCCTCGTTGTACGTGTACGTGAGCGACTGTATGTATCGTGTCTCTGCGGAGGAGGGGATTATCTCTCCGGCGGCATTCTTCATCGTTATGAAGCGCTTGTCGGCGATACGCACGGAAGCCCCTATGCTAAGTTGCCTTAACAGGGCATTCTCCGCACCTTCTTCGTCAAGCCTTACCTTGTCGGGTGTCACAACCCAATTGCTCCCCTCGCTTTTCCTTTCCAGCAGCACATCTTTCTTCGCGTCATCCACCCGCTTCTCGGCCTGTAGCGTGTACCAGTGCGTCATTTCCGTGCCTATGAACACTATATGGTCGCCCGCATTTCCCTGACGTTCGGTGGACGGTACATAAAGCCCCGTTGCTTCAAGCTCCGCTTCGCTCTTGGCGAGTTTCAGTCTCCAGTGTGAATCGTAGTATTGCCCTGTGGGATTCCCTTGCGCGTCACGCACCGCAATCTTCTTGGTCGTGTCATATGCCGGGAACTCCACTATGGTAAACTTGTAGTCCTCGTTGGTCAGATTCCCGGTGGTGAACATAAGCTTCGCCTTGTCTCCCGTGCGGTCGCCCAATATCGGTTTCCATACCCTCTCGGCGTACTGCGCAGGAGTCTCCGTAGACAGCTGCTGTGTCTGCCATATGTTCTTCACCCACACGTTGAACGTCTGTTTCCATTCGCTCACGCTCGTGGTATCTCCGCTCTGCAACCGCGCATTATCCAGCGCTACGGTCACGAGCACGGGCATACCCACAGAACTTGCTGCTGAATAGTAGACGGGAATGGAAGCCTTGAAGTAGTATCTCCCCGGCAACAGTCCCACAGCGGAATGACTTACCCCTTGGGAGTCATATACAGTCAGTGTCGGAATGCCTACCTCCACCTTGTCGTACACATCCTGCGGCGCCGGCCTTAATCCAGAAGCGGTTCCGGGACGCCACTCCTCAGACCGGAACACTATTTTTGTCACTTCTCCCGCATCAAGATTGCCTACTTCTCCGGGCAGCACCTCAAACCAGTCGCTGCACACCTCCACATTGGCACGTCCCTGCGGTGCGAGCGTCACGCTTCCCTTGGCTCTTGCTATAGGGGTATAACGTGTTATAGCCACCGTCTCAGCGGCATTCTCCACATCATCGGTCAGCACCTGTTCCACGGCCACAGCCTCATCCACACGCCCGTAGGGGGTTACGGTTATGCCCTGTATGGTGGGGAATATCTCATCGTTGTTCTCCAGCCCGTCCCATTGTTCGCCGTACTCCGCAATGCTCTCATCATCCTTGACATACTCCACGGGGTCAAACTTCTCATCGGTCAGTCCCTTATGGTACGCCCACGGGGCATAGGCATTGCTTTCGCCCACTGCCGTATAGCCGGGGTATTCCGATATGTGGGCTGCTTTCCACCCTTGTATGTAGCTGCGGAATGTCGCGGGCAGAAGGTTGGTGAAATATATGTTGGCAAGCTCCTTTACCCAGTCGGGATCCGCAGGGAAATCTTTGTTATTCGGGTCGGTGTCCTTGAAATACCGTAGCGGCAGGTTCTTCTCCCCGCCGCGCCCGAGCATCACATTGCATATCTTCTCATCCTGCACCTCGCGCTTGAGTTTCAGTAGACCGCCCTCAAACCCGTACTCGAACAGATGCGACAGCTCCGTAGCGGGATAGCCAACCCTTATGACATATCTCTCGCCGCCTTTCACGGTGTTGCTGTTGTCGCTTCTCGGCTTTATCTCCCAGCGCACACCCCACAGCTCACGGTATTGACGCAACACATCCCAACAGCATGAATAGCTGATATTCACCATCGTAGGCTCTGCCTTGTAATTCCATGCCGGATTTAGGTCTATGGTTATGGTGTCGCCGAACCAGTATTGCAGCACCTTGGCGAAATAGTCTGTGAACCCCTTGAGGTTGAGCGAAAGGCCCACTATCCATTTGTTGGCTATCGCCGTCCCCGTGCCAACCGAAGCATACTCGAAAAAGAACCACTTTTTAAGCCAATATATCGCCCAATGTTCGAACGTCAGAGTCGCCGTGCTGCACAGTTCCGTATTCTCTTTACCCGCCTCCGGCTTGCGCAGCGGCATTATGTATTTATCCCCGCCGAACGCCACAGCCCAGTCGTAGCTGAAATCGGGCGCTATCTCGCCGTCCATCCTTATGGTGGACGTTATTGTCTTGTCCCCCATATCTTCCAGACGCACCGTTGCTTGCCGCATCGTGGCGTACTCCGGAAAATTCAGTTCCTCAATATCCTTTATCATAGCCTTTTAATATTCCATTCCGTTATCTTTCCCTCAAAAAGCTGTTCACTCCGCACACGCCCCCCTTGTACACTATCAGGTTGTTCAGCAGCCCGTATATGTCACCGAGGCGCTGTTCCATCCTCGGGAGGCTCGAAAGGTGCTGGTTGGCCGTCATGAGCATATTGGTGTAGTCTACACCTCCCGGTGACGCGCCCGAAGAGGGGAGGGGAGCACCCCCGCGCTCCATCATCATCCTTATAGCCGCCACATGCTCGCTGATGGTCGGCATGTAGCTCACATAATGGCTCATGGTGGTGAATGCCGCGGTGTTGGCGTTTATCTCCTCGCTCGTGGCTCCGGCCACACTCTTGGATATGCCCGTGAATCCGTCGCTGTCCGCATACAGCTCCTTAAGATTTATGCCGGCGCGTTCCGCATCCTTGGCCGCAAGTTGCAGCCCCCGGTTTATCTCCTCGCTCAGTTTCGCCGATTCCACCATTGCGTAGCTCAGCACATCCGTCATCCCCGCACCGCTCTTGTACATGGAGTTCATCTTGTCGAACAGCGGTTGCAGGGCGGTCTGTACCACCTTGGCCAGCACGCTCTCCACCACCATGCTCTTTATCATGTCCTTGAACTTGTCCTTTATGGCCGCAGTGGTGTCGCCGAAAGTGGCATATGCCTCAAGCCATGCCTGAGCGAAGTCCCTCGCGGCACTGGCCACGTCCGTCCCCGCCATCTGCTCCGCAATGCGTCCCTGCATGTCGGCAATCTCGTCAAGCGCCGCACGCCGCTGACGGTCATACTCCTGCGCTTTCTCCTCATCGGCCTTTTTACCCTTGTCGCGTTCCGCCGCCGCCTGCTTGGCGTATGCGTCCGCCTGTGCCTGCAAGTTGCGTATCTGCTGGTTGTAGTTGCTGATATAGTCGCGCCCGAACACCTTGTCTGCCGCCTTTTCAAGCCGTCCGTAGGTGTATTCGAGTTGATCCAGCAACTCCTGCTGACGCTTGATTTCCTTGTTCGCTTTGGCGACCTTACTACCCCAAAATAGCTTGCCTATGCCCGCTGCAAGATTGGCAATAGACGATATACCCTTAGTGACCATTGTAAAATAGTCTCCCTGGAAATATGCCGCAACAGCTTCGCCTCCTTGCTCGGCGGATTGTGCCATTTTATCAAGCCCGTCAAAGATTGTGTTCCACAGCTCATCGTCGCCGAGAGCAGTCCATTCTTCCACTGCTCCCTTGATGGCATCCTGTGCTTCCTTGACCTTTGCGACATATTCACCAATGCCCTTAAACCCATCGTCAACCTCATTGTTGGCATCCTTGAACTTGTCTATAATCTCTTGCAGAAGTTTGACCTCCTGCTCGGTGAGATTGACATTTTTACGCATCTGGTTTACCAGAGCGGTTGCCGAATCGAGACTTCCTTTGGCGTTTTTTGCAGCCGCGCTGTCTGCGCCGCTTTCGGCAACAACCTTGTCATACTCGGCTCTCGCCGCAGCCTCGGCTTGCAGGGCTGCCGTAAGCGCATCCTTGTTGTCGAGTAGCTGTTTGGTGGCGGTGGCAAGCTCTTTCTCTACATTTTTCAGACTGCCGTACTCTTTGTTGAGCGTACGGATTTTCCCTATGCCATCTCCGATAGCCTTGAATGGATTGCGCTTGGCAAGCTGCTCGCTGATAGCGTTAAGCCTGCTTTGCATCTCTTTGAGCTGGGTAGGCTCCAATGTTTCGCCCCACTTCCCTTTGAGCTGGTTGAGCATATCGCGCATATTGCGCAACATAGTGGTCGAGGCGTTATCCAAATCCTCAAACATCTGCACATACATCGGAGTGTCCTTGAAAGCTTCATATTCAAGCTTCGCTGCCTCTCTATCCTCGCGCTCCTGATAACCGCGTTTCAGCTCCGCCTTTTGCTCTTTGGTATATTGCGGATTGCGCTCTATCTCCATTATCTTCGCCGCAGTAGTCCGCGCCAACTCCACGCGCTTGTCGGCGTAAGTCTTGGCTTTCTCCAAGTCTTTCAGATAACCCTCGTAGGTCTTGGCGAGGTCTTTCTGACCCTCCTCGGCTATCTTCTTGATAGCCTTATAAGGTTCTTCGCCGAGCTGCTTCTTCATCTGCTCGGCAAACTCGCCCAGCCGCTTGTAGTTTATCTGATTGTCGGCGGTGATTACATCAACGGGGATTTCCACTTTGATGTTCTCGTTGTCAAAGTAGGTGCGAATCTGCTCGGCAAGCTGCTTTTGCAAGTCATAGCCCGTGTCGCCGTAGACACTAAGCGACACTTTCGCGGCTAAATCATAGTCTCCCGTCATCCCAAGTATCTTCTCATAAAACTCCTTCGCCGTTTTGGTGCGGGAGATACGGTCGGCAAGACGTTTCAGCTCGGCTTCAATATTTTTTTGTGATTCGTCAATGTCAACCTTTTCAATCTTCCATCTGAACTCCTTTAGTTCCTTGTCAAGATTCTTGAAAACCTTGCTTGGCAGGGCTTGCATTTTTTTGTAGAGAATCTCTAATGCAGATGTGAGGTCGGTTACATTTTTAGGCAATCCGATACCGTATTTTTTTGCAAGAGCATCAATCGTATCTTTAGCCTCACGCTCCATATACTCAGCCGCCTTGCTGCTACCTACCGCCTTTTCATACTGTTTGTATTCCTGATAGAGTTTTTCGTACAGCGATATTTCCTCTTTCAAGTTTTGCAGGCGCGGGTCGGAGGTGCGACCGGAGCCACCTTTTGTAAATCCTTGCAAAAAGGGGAACAGCTCTTTCAATACGGCCACTTGCATTTGAATCTTCTTGATTTCTTCCTCTGAAAATACTTGTAGTGGTCCATGACCGCCCTCTGCTCCCATTTGGTTAGTGGTTTGCATTTCTTTGAGCTTCTTTTCTAACTCCTCAATGGCTTCCTTTATCTTCTTGGCGTAATCTTCAATATTATCGCCTGCTTTCATAAAGTATTTAGTCATTGAGGATAGCTCTACACCTGCTCCACTTGCGAGTTGAGCAAGTTTTGTTTTGAATACAGCAACCGTTCTGTCATTCGGAGAAATGCTCTCAAACAATAGTTTGCTTTCAGCAATCGCCTGTTTCGCTTTTTTAGAGGTAAATAGTTTTGACAATCCCTCAAAATCAATAAAAGAAAAGCTTTTGTTGCCCTCAACTACCGATTTTGCTTGCTTGTAAAATTCTTCGGGGATAGCAACTCCTTCCTGTGAAGCTATGTTTTGAAGGTTGGCGAATATGGCGTGTATCTGCATATTCCCAATTTCAATCATCTTCTCATACTCAGATTGAGCTTTGGATGGGTCAAATTCTAAGTTAATAGGAACGCTTAGTGCGGTTTGTGGGTTCTTTTTGTTATAATCTTGCAATGAATTATATAGTGCTTCTTGCGAACTCCAGTCAAGATTTTTAAGTGCCTTGCCGACATTATCTATTCCCTCTGCATACTCATCAAGTCCACGCACGGCGTTACGGGTCGCCATCTCGTTTTCTTCCAGAGCTTTGTTCTGTCCCTCCATTGCACGGGCATAATTATACAGATAGTCCATGCCTTGACCGCCGAACAATGCTCCCGCTTGGCGGAATGCAACACCCCATGCGTCGGCGAGTTTGTCAAAGTTCAAAACGTTGATAATGTTCCCGGCTGCGTCAAGTTGGCTAATATCATCGGCAAACTCCTTAAAAGTTTCATTTGTAGCTTTTATTGCAGCATCAGCATCTCCAGAGTATTCTATTAGTTTTTCATTTAGTCGACTAATAAACTCTGCTTGTTTTTCAGCTGACATACCCGCTTGATTGAGGTAGTCCATCAAATCATCCTTTTCCTCATCAAGAATAGTAGCATAAGAGCTTTTGATTGCTGTTTCTTTTTCTTCACCCCGTTTCTTGGCGTTGTAAGCCTCAATTAAATCAATCAGCTCGCCATACTGACCACCCAACGCTTTAAGACTGTCAAGCTCCAATGCCTCACTGCCTAATATCTTTCCATAAGTACGGTCAAGTTCGTCAAGAGCTTCCTTTTGAGCCTTTGACCCATCCACGTTTTCCTCTACCGCTTTCACAAGCTCCTTGAAACGGTCAACAGACTTTTTGCCCGAAGCGTCATAATCACGGTCAATGTCCTGCAATTTGCTATTCAGCTTGTCAAGCTCGCTCTCCGATTGCATAAGCAATGTGATTATGGTTGTAAGTGCAATTGCCAATGCTGTAAGCGGATTAGAAAGGAGTGCAGCCTTTAATCCATAGAGGGCTTTTGAGAAAACATTGGTTGAAGTTGCTGCCCCTATCTGCGCCTTTGTCGCCGATAGGGTTGCGGCTGTGTGTAACCGTTGAAAGATGGCTGTGGATTTCAAGTTCATCTGCTCCAACCTCAATGCTCCGAGCTTCTGTTGCAATGACGCAATATGCAATTTGTTTGCGGTTGTAGCCGCCGCTGTTGCTATTGCATTATTCTTTGTGGCGATTGTGTTGGCAAGGATATACACGCTTACACCACCTACAACGATTCCAACTTGCTTCCAATGAAGCATCAGATAACGTAAGGTCTGGATCGCCATCTTCATGCCCTCATTAACGCTTGACGTATTGCCTATTTGGTCGTACATTACAGCCGCTGCATCACCGAGTTTCTGCCACATACCAAACAGAGTGTTGCCCTGCTTTTCCTGCATATTGTAGAATATGCCTCCTGCCGAAGTCATATCATCGAACACCTCTTTTACCATATCGAAAGAGATTGCTCGCTTGGAAATCATATCCATGACATCGGCTGCTGTTACAAGCTCGCCATTCGCCTTTGATAGCTTGTTAGCAAGTTCCTCCACAAGCGGTATTCCCGCCTCGGTTGCCTGCCTCACCTCACTTGCACGGAGATAGCCAGTTGCGCGTATCTGACCGTACATCAATACTATACGGTCCATTGATACGCCGAGACCGACCGAAATATCGGTCAAGCGTTTGGTCGTGTCAAAAAGCTCGTCAACACCGATTTTGTAAGCTGCAAGCTGCTTCGTATATTTCGTGAGGTCTAAAATCTTTACGGGAGATTTAAGTGCAAAGGTTTTGATTTCCTCAAAGAGCTGGTTGGCTCTCTGTTGGTCTTGAATTATAGCACCAAGAGATATGCGTTGTAGCTCGAATTGAGCCGTGACTTCGCGGACATTGGTTAAGAAGTTGCCGACATAACTAATCCCTGCGTATGCAACCATGCGCTGAATAAGGCGTGATAGATATGTGCTTTGATTGTGATATGCCGAAGATAGCTTATTGGCACTTGCCGCAGTCTTAGAATGAGATTCCCTCATCTTATCCTCTACCTTGACTGCCGCTTGCAGAGTTGAGGTATAACCTTGTGCCTCCGTGCGCAATGCTCGGAATTTTTCTCGGATAGCCGCTCCTGCTGCGCTACCTCTTTCGGCTGCTGTTAAGGAGTTCCATTGCTGTGTCAATTCTGCGAGTTGTTTCTTAAAACCCGTAAGTTCCGCAGATGCACCTCTTGTAACCCTATTATCCATTCTCAGCTTAATGGTAATTGGGTGTTTCCCGAGGACTTTTTCTATTCTATCCAGAGCCTTATCCCCATCTTTAAGAGCTTCTTCAACTCCTTTTTGTAGGTCAAATTTGACCTTAAATACTAAATCATCAGCCATAGCTCTGTGTTATATAGCGTATTGAAAATCCATGCTGTATGCCGAAAAATGATTAACTTTGCAGCCTAAAGCACAACTACAAATTTCATCATGGAAAAACTTCACAATTTTTGGAGATGGTTTAACCGTCCTGCACAAGTTTTTGAGGCGTTGGGCTACATAGCAGTAGCCGTGGGCGTTTTTATTGCTGTTGTCGGCACTATTACCGCCCTTATCGCATCCGATAAACCATCGTTTATGCGTCCTAATCCTCTCCAATTTCTCATCATGGGAGCTATCATTGCCATAGTGGCTCCACAACTTTTCTTCGCCATAGCCAAAGTGGTTAAGGCGGCGGAGAAGTATCTTGGAGAAAAGTAAGCAGTCTGTCATCCGAGTAGATTTAAACAATTAGAGCCGAGACCGCTTGCGCGGCATCGGCTCAATGGCTCTCGGCTTTGGTTAAAAATCGAGTTAAATAGAAAAAGCCACCTGCCCCGTGCGGGGTCAAGTGGCTCTGTGGCTCTATCGGTCATATTTCAAATGCAAAGCTAATAAAATCTCACCAAAATATAAAGTTATATTGTAGGTTTTATTGTATAATCAACAAAATAGTCGTATGTTTGCGGTGTGAAATCATTTCTCGTCGCAACGAAGTGAACACATAAAGATATTCTGCATCCTCGATAGCGGTCTGTTGCGACTTTAAGACTGCTGTCGGGGATGCTTCTTTTGAACTCACACCTATAATAATATATGACAAACCAAATTCAGATTTTCAACAATCCCCAGTTCGGCGAAGTGAGGGTCATGGTGGATAACATGGGAAATCCCATGTTTTGTCTCGCGGATGTTTGCAAAGCATTAGAATTAACAAACCCGACTACGGTTAAAAACAGACTTGACAAAGATGATGTACAACTTATTGATTTACACGCCCTAAATTCCGCAGAGGGTATGATTGGCAACTCGACCGCTAACTTCATAACAGAATCAGGCTTCTACGATGTCATACTTCAAAGTTCAAGCCCGAGAGTTAAGCCGTTCCGCAAGTGGGTTACATCTGAATTGCTTCCATCCGTCCGCAAACACGGTGCCTACATGACACAAGACGTGATAGAGCGTACATTGCAAGACCCCGATTATCTGATACAGCTTGCCACCACTCTTAAAGAGGAGAAACAGAAACGCATTGAGGCAGAGAGCGTAGCCGCCAAGCGTGGACTAATCATAGCGGAGCAACAGAAAGAGCTGACGGAAGCCGCCCCGAAAGTGGAATACCACGATAAGGTGTTGTCTTCACAAGGCTTTCTCACCGTAAACATGATTGCCGCCTCAATCGGCATATCCGACCGCAAGCTCAACAAACTGCTGTGCGAATGGGGCGTGCAATATAAAGAGAGCGGAAGTTATCAGCTCTATGCGCCGTATCGTGGGAAAGGGTATGCGAAGCAGATCCCTTATCCATATAGAGATGGCATGAATCAAATTAAAACCAAGCAACACCTCTATTGGACTGAGGCAGGCAAGAAGTTCATCATTGAACTATACGAGAAGAAATCAGCATAATTGCATCTCTCATCCGAGAGATGCAGGCTCTTGACTTAACAACCCAAAGAGTAAGGCAGCGTCTTGACGATGGAGCCATTTGGTATGCGGAGAAATTCGTAGAGTTGTAACGGGTAGTTACTGCGTAATACTACAATATCATATACAATTAAAAATTCAACTGTTTTCTATATAGGTTTTTGTTTGTAGTAAAATCTTTTGGGAATAGACCATTTTCAATACCATAGTCAATGAGATACCGGAAGGAGTAACTTGTTTTGTTTCTCTGGGCAAAATGGTATAAATTCCATAGATATGCCTGTGCAGATTTTGAACGGCTGCATATTCTATGGACTTCGTAATTAAATATTTTAAATTCCTTCTCTGAAATGTTCCGCGTTGACCTCAAATAACAGATGTAGTCAATATAACAGAAAAATTTGTCTATCTTATACTCCATCCCGTTATTACCATTATGAAATGAGTCGTCATACCAATCCTGGTTATAGTCCAATATATAAGTTGTCTTTATTAAATTCTCATCAAAACGAAGTTTATCGATAATTTGATGAATGAACTCGGCGCGTTTCGTCTTTACACTCTTTTTCCATTGGAAATATACAAAAATTCCACCAACAATAGTTAAAGCTAAAGAAGCAATCTCAAACCACATATCTATCGTTATTCCCATTTTGTTTTTCAGATTAAATTGTTTTATATTATTTGCTCTCCCCGGCGCCTATTCAGTTCTTTTTTCTTTTGCCACCGCCTTTACTCCTTTTTGAACTTTTCGGAATTGGCATACTTCCTCTTTTTTGCTTAGAAATTCCTTTTGAGGCTAAGCCCAATCCTGCGGCTACGACAGTCCCACCTTTTACCAAAGGAGTGGCGGCAGCAACAATGCCAGAACCAAATAAATCTGATTTAGTGGTGGTTTTCTTCTTTTGAATAGTTCTTACCCAATCAATAACGGTGTCCATTGTTGGCTTGTAACCAACCTCTCTTTGCAAATTAATGATTTTATTAATGCTTTCTTTTATTGTTGATCTGACTTGGCTTTCATCTGAGGTTAGTTTATTTAGATTGTCAAGGGTTTTATTGTAGGTGATTTCTAATAATTCACCATCCCCCTTTTTTATTTCGCGTAGGCACAATTCTGCCATAGTCACACAATCATTTATATCACTTTTTGTATTAGGGACTGCACAAAGTTTTACTAAGGCTTCAACTACTGTTTGGTATGCGCTTTCGTATATCCGGTTCTTTGTATCGCCGTTGGCCTTTTCTGCGGTATCAATGTAAAAATGAGCCGTATCAATTAAATTACGAGTTTCAATGGCAGAGATTTTATCAAATACTTCCTCTTTTAATTTTGCAATTTCATCACCTCTATTCTTACAACATTCGTCAAATATGGATAATCGAGTTTCTATTGATGAAAATTTTTGGTTGGGAATTTTTTCAATACGGTGTTTAAACGATTTAACTTCGTTGTTTAATCGTTTACGGTAAACCCTCACATCATCCTTAACTTTCAGAATGCTGTATATGTTCCAACCAACAAGAAATGTCACCACCAACGTAAGGAATCCAACTATGATACCCCAATAGTCAATACCATGCTTTTGGATAAAAGTCAGATTGTCGGATGAATTGTCTAATCTGGGGAAGAATGTACTCAAATAATGTATTGAGGGGAATAAGCAAAAAATTATAGCAATGGCAGCGATTATTTTGACTATTCGCTCTAAAGAGGCAAGTTTCTGATAATGCGTTTCACGAATACCGGCACGTTCTTCTAATGCTTTTATTCTGTCATGTAGGCAATAATATAAAAAACCAATCATTATAGCCAATGCCACAGCAGAAACTAATGCGGCGCAAATCGTATTATCATTCATAATTATTTGGTTTTAATTTGCAAAATTACTCCAAAACTCCGTAATATTAGCCATTTACGACCCAAAAAGTCCAAAATGTGTTTTACAACACAAATCAAAATCTAAAGTTATAATGTAGATACTTATGTTTTATTTGCTGAATATTACTGTGTTTAATTAATGCATATCGCATTTAATCCACTGTCTGTTAATTAATTACATTGATTTCTATTTGGTGGTTTTGTAAATAGTTTGTAACTTTGCGCAATCTTAAATCGTTATAACGTAAAAGATAAACGAATATTGAGAATATTCAAAAAAATGGCAAATTTGAATGACATACCAACCATACCACTTCGTGAGTATGAAATTGCGCTCTCTCAACTCGCTGCTCGCAGAGAATCCCATGTGTTTTATAACGAGGGTAATGAACATGCCCTTATTGTCTTTAAGACAATCTTTGATAACGCCAAAAGAGAAGTTTTCATTGTCGCAAGGGATTTGACCAATGCCGAAGTTTCAAACGCGCTTCAATACGTTGAGAGTTTGAGAGCTTTCTTAGAGCGTGATGGGGCGAAGTTAAACATCATGCTTACCTCATTCAACAATGCTGGAGCAGCCCAAAAGCCTATATTCAAAACTATATATGAATCAACTGCATATAAAAAGGGGAATGTACGCATTTATAATCTGAACGGCAAAAAATTCCAAGAAGGAGATGCTGTAGTGCATTTCTGTTTTGCAGACAGTCAAATGTATAGAATAGAGACTGACACCGAATTGCGAAAGGCAAGAGGAAATTTCAACGACAGTAACACTGCTAATTCTTTGCTTGAAAATTTCCGAATTGGCGAAAAACTCTCAACAACAACCGAAATAAATTTATCTGAAATTTTCAACTAACAATGGAATTTATTTCAGAGTATGCACCTTTGGTTCAATTCGTCGGAGCGTTTAACTTCGTATTTTCGACTCAATTATTTCACGAACACTTTTCGGATCGTTTTATAAGCATTTCCACAAAACAAAAGAATGATTTTAGCACCATCAAAAATAAAATGACGACTGATGTTACTACTATCAAGTCGCACTCTCCCCTCGAACACGATGGAAAATCGAATCAACACGAATTAGACAGCGTTAATGAAAAGTACAGTCATACACTAAGTAAAATAGAGTCAACCGATAAGAAATTATCAAAAAGGATCGAAAGTAAAAAGCAACCCAAATACTCAAGACAATTATTTTTACTAATTGGGTTGTATTCCTTGATTTCTATATTCTATATTTGCAAAATTGGTCATTTATCAGCGCATAATGAGCAATCTGCAATTTGGTGTAATGCTTTTTGCGCATTAAATGTAATTACGGTTGTGTGGTGGCTGTATTTTCTTATTAGCGAAACCACTTGGCTATGCAAGAAATCCAATATGCCTAATGGCAAAATGTTTTCTCCCTCATTCTCATGGACAATATTCCTATATATTGCATCTGTTTTTGCTATCTATTTGTGGCGTTCTTATGTACCCGACATATCATTACAAAACAACCATAAAATATATTTGGCACTATTTCTCCCGCTACTTGGTTTCATATCATCATTGTCGCTGTTCTTTATTTCAAATGCAAAATTATGGTTTGTAATTACATGGTATAGATTGCAATATCAACGCATATTAAAAAATCTGACCAAAGAAAAAGACAATGTGTTATCTCCCTATGGTCATCTAAAAGAAACTTCTTTTACCATATCATAGCGCAATACATTAGCTTGCTCAAAAGACGGTTTTAGCCTTTTCAGGGCGCCACATCACCGTGTCGCCCTTTTTATTACCAATCTTGGCTAAACCTCATCCGGGGCAGGGCGCTTTTGCACCACCCCAAACCCCATGCTGCGAAGCCTTGCCTCCAGTTCGGCATCGCTCTTGGCTGCTGTCAGTGCCGCTTCCGTTTTCTCGCTCGGCTTCTCGTAGTCGTAATCGTAATAACCCTTGTCGAGTAGCATAAACGTGATGTAGTTCTCGGTATCTAAGAACCAATAGCGGAGCCACGACCACAGATTGTAATTGCCGTATATGGCTATTATCTTCTCATTGTCGGTCGCCTCGGCGAACAGACTGCCTACTTGCTGTCCTCCGCCTTTGTCTTCGTAGCGTCCTCCGCCGCTTGCGCCTCCGCCGCCCTCCATCTTTTCAGCGTCTCTCTTACGCCGTCGCCAATTGGTTTCATAGAGAGCGCGAGTTGATGCTTTGTATTTTCCCAATTGGCTAAAGAAAAACCCACCTCTTCATCATTGAGGGCGGCGTTGTTGATTGTGGCGGTGTGTTCCTCGTAACGGAGCATAAGTCTACGCCATGTGATAGCGAAAAGGAATGGAACGAACAGGGCCTTGTTATTAAGGAGGTAATACGCGGCTGTCTTGGCGTGGAGCGTGTCAAGCTTGCGCTGTATCTTCTTGGCCTTACGTAGCGGCATAGCCTCTTTCTGCTTGCCGGAAAGTGCGTAGGCTTCAAGTTCAAGCGTGTGGATGCGCATACGCACGTATTTGCCTATCTGCCTTACAGTATAGGTTTTATTCCCCACGGTTATCACCCTCGGGAATCTATGCTTGATATGCTCCTTTGCCGCAACCATACGGTCAAGCTCCTCGGCGGTAAGCTCCTGCGGTTTTTCTTTATCTTCTGCCATATCTGTGTGTCAAAAGGGGCGGCGGCACAACGGCTACCGCCCCTCGTTTTCGCAATAATATTTATACCTAATTATTTTGATTGTTTATGCTCCTGTGGCAAATGCAAGGTTGATTTTGTCAATCAGCATCATTGTACCGAGCTTACCCGCAACATTGCAGTCCTGCGCCTTGACAACCGATTTAAGCACAAACAGCTTGTTCTCCATGTTCGGACCTGTAAGGATTCGAGCCTTGGGGAAGAACAGTGCCTTTTTTGCCGTGTCGTTGACAATCGCGATGGGGCGTTCAATAATAGGCATTTCCTCGGTGGTGGCCACGGCGGTGGCGGTTGAACCGAACGCGCTCCCGGTACCGAGCGATGTGATGTCCGCACCGTTAAGGAATGTCTTGAACTTGCTTGCCGAGAAGTCGGCCATCTCAAAGTCAAAACCGAAAGTTCCTTTTGTGGGGTTAGACACTATGATGTCACCCTGCTCGTCAAGCTCATCCTCAAACGAGGGGTCCTCGCCGTTCCATGTGGTTGAACCCTGATATACCTGGCCCACATCGAAGCCATCTTTAGTAATGTCGCCTACCGTGGCGGCGGAGTAGTCCTCCACCTTGTCAAAGACTATCATGTAGCTTTGGCCGTTAAATTCGGAGGTAGGGGTGGCTTTAGTAATTCCTGCCATGATTCTATGATTTTAATTGGTTATTGTTTCAAAAAATTCATCTGTCACATGCCATTCCACGTTGAGTATCGTGGTGGAATAGCCGGTAGTGAGATTTGGCGTTGTCGGAGTAATCACGTTGGTGGGGTCAAAACTGAACACGAACCCCCGCGACACCTTGCGGTGAACAAGCGGGGCAACCTGCGCAAGTAGCTTCCGCACGCGCCCGGTATTGACCGTCTGTCCTTTTGTCGTGCTGTTAAGCATCTGGCAATAGACAATCAACATGAGGTTACCTTTGAACAGAGCCGGGTCTTCCGTGAGCGATTGCGCCCCTCCATTCCATTCCACACTGATGAAGCTCTTGGGTAGCCCCTTTTCGGGCTGCACTCCTGCCGCATAGCATGGAACTGTCTGCACTCCGCCCTGACTGCCATAGTCAATGCTCACCTTGCCGTCAAGCAAAGCGGCCAGTGCCACGTCCGGGTTGAGGTCTGCGATTGTATTCATAGCGTTATCGGTTGAAGTCCTGAAATCACATCGTTAAGCAAAGACTGTTTCAGCGTCTCAAAGAAACCTGTTCCTCGCCCAATCTTAGAACCTTGCGTGTTTATCTTGTAGGCGTAAGGGACAGCGGAGAAAAGTACTATCCATATCCCTTTGGGGAATTGTGTCGCACCATTGGATATGGCCGCTTGAAGCAGGGGAGAGCCGAATATGCCTTTCACACCACCTTCCGATTGAGCCTGTGTCGCTTTCGCCGTCGGTATAAAATACTGGATTGCTCCGTTGACATACACGCCCACGCCGGTAGCATCGTGGAGGTTGGCTGTATCTACCGGGAACTGTGTCGTGCCATCAGGCATTACAAAGCTGCCGTCAATCACGCCAACAAGTGTCTGAGCCACACTTTTCAGTATAGCCACAAGTTTAGCCTTGATGACACGCTCCGCGTAGTCATTAAGACCAACCTTGAAAACCTTGCTGTTATTTGCCGTGTAGTCACTCATTTCTCCACGCTTTGCTTAATCTCAATCTCCGTCACATAGTCGCCCGTGAGGTCAAGCCCGAGGTCGTTGGCGAGTTTAACCACTCCCTCGCGCTTGCGTCCGAGTGCTGTTGTTACCGTGATGTTGTCGTTCTCCAACACCATCACAGCTTTTGGCAGATACACCACGTCGTTGTGCGTGATTATCGACAGAGAGGTCTGTCCTCCCGGCTGAAAGTCGCACACGCCGCTGTATATCTCCTCGCTCACGAGGTTGTCGCGTTCGTCAACCTCGCCCGTGCTTCGGGTGATTACGCACTTGTCGCGGTAGCTCAAATCGCTCATGACCTCTGAAATTTATTATTCCATGACGCTTTGCTTGCAAAGAAATCGCTCATCGCCAACCTCCTTTCATGCGCAGATTCGTGGCATCAAACATACCTCCGCTGCCGGTCATCTCCTCGTCAACCTCGGCGCCAAGCTCCCTGCGCAACTTGTCGCCAAGTGCGCGGAAAGCTTCTCTGTCCTTAGTAGTCAAAGGATAACCGCCAATGGAGATTTGTCTGTTGCCGCGTTTCTCGCTTTTCGTGCCGCCCGTGATTGCCGCCGACATCGAGTAGTAGAGGGTAGAGAGGGCATAGTTTATGCTTTTCATATACTCTTGATCGCCGATATAATCCTCCAACATATCGGTTAATGCCACCGCACGCAGAGGCTCGGGACGCGCTTCAATTGGCGACACTGCTGCCACTTCAAGCACGTTCGTTTCAATCTGATTGCCGAGTCCGTGAAAATGCCCCCTAAGCCATTGCTCTACCGTCATACTCTCTCACTTTTTAGGATTTGGTGTAGTAAGTCTTCCCCGACTGCACGGTGGTGTCCTCAGTCAACACATAGCTGTCTCCCACTTTCTCATAGTAACCCTGCGTCTTGGGATTGCCCGTAGGATTGGTGACAGCGGTATAGATCGGCTGCGGCTGCACCTCCTCCACCTCAAAGTAGTAGAGGTCGCGAGGACTTGTCGGCACTGCAAGGAATGACACCTCGGAAATCCACTCCTGTGTCTTGTGGCGACCGTCGTAGAAGTATTCAATGATACCCCAACCGTTCATGAAGTTGGCGTATACATACTCCTTGTCGGGACGGATTACCTGCACGGGCTGGATGATACCTATGTTGCCTGTCGGACGGAGAAGAACGACACCCTCCTCAAACACGTTGAGTTTCTTGGTCTTGTACTTCTTGGTTGTACCGTCGAGCTTGTCAACGCCCACGACTGCGGTATGGAGTTTCACTTCGTCAGCACCAACAGCAGCCTTGAACCATGCCACGGCTGCCGCGTCGCTCCATTCAAGAAGCTGATTGCGTCCCACTTCCTGCGCCTTGGCGGTAGCGGCGGTGTTTTTGCTCAACCCCTCGATAAGGATAGCGAGTTCCTTGTTGGGGTTGCCAATCATCTCAAGCACTTTCGGGTGTTCAAGCATACGGAAGAAAGTGCGGTAGTTCATCTCGACGCGCACATTGGAGTAGCCGTTGTACTGGTCGATGCGAAGCTCGCGAATTTTCTTCTTTATTGTCATTACAGGGTTGACCGTAGTGACATACTCGATGGAGCCGTCTGCCTTAACGGTGTACCACTTTTCGGTTTTGATATTGCTGGCCGGCACCTTGCTCTCGAACTTCACGCCCACGATGCCGTCGGGGTTGTTCTCGCGGGTGATATACAGTCCGCGTTTAGAGAGCATCTGACCGCACTGGAAGTTCATCGAGGCCACAGTGCTTTCGGGGAAAGCGCGTAGGTCTTCGGCGGTTTCTTTGATAAGATAGTTGCGAAGTGTCTGCTCACTGTTGGTCTTGCTGTCCTCCAGCACTGCGGATAATATCTCGTCGCGGGCCGCAAGCAAACGGTTCTTATAGTCGTCCTTACCGAGTTTTACGGCGTAACGCATCGTGGGAATGTTCTGCGTCCACTTGGTAAGTTCTGCCTCACGACCACGGGCGATAGGCTCGCTGTCGTTGTCGGTATAGGTCGCCATTCCGCGCAGATACTTCTTTGCTTCGGCAAACTCAACCTCGCTGTCAAGTTTAACGGGGGCGTTGGCGAATCCGTCGGTTTCAAGATTGGTGGTTTCGTAGCCTTTCAGAGCCGTGTCGTAGAACGTCTGAAGGCGTGAGTTTGAATTGAGGTTGAGCGTCTTGGCTGCATCAATTCCTGCTACAAATTCTTCAATATTCATACGATTCAGTCTTTAATCTGTGGGAAAAATTTTATTTTGCCTTTCAGCGCGGTTTTCTGCGTGTCAGAGATTGTCGCGTCGATACGGTCAATGAGAAGTTCACCGCCGTCAACCACGCTCAGAGTGCAGCAGTCCGGCCCCATTACGGTGTCGTGTTCAAGCAGACCGCTGTAAGGCTTGGAGAGGTCTGCGGACGCGCCTACGATAGCCGCTCCGCCGATTTCATTGCCGGAAACAGGAGTGCCGAGGGGAATCACGCTCCCTGCCGGATAGGTTTCGCTTACCGCGAGAACCAAACCAACGGGAATCTTGCTCGTAATCCGGTGCCATGCGTTGATGGTCTTGACACCTACGCTGGGGTACTCCTTGATGCCGAATGAATTGCCATAATTTGCCATTGTCTTTTCGGATTTTTGATGTTAATAATCGGGTTGATTCTCCGGCAACTATCCTTCCTTTTTCATGCCGAGCGCGTTGCGGATTTCGTCGGCGAAAGCCTCGTTTTTCTCCGTCTCGCTGCCGCCCGCACCGCCATCGCTCTGGAACGGCTTGGAGATGTCAAGACCTTTCGCCTTTGCAAGCGGCTTGAAAATCTCCATAGCTTCCGTGTGAAGCTCCTCTGCGGTCATAGACTTGCCCGTGCGGTCATAGATGCGCATTGCCTGCGCCCATGCGCTGTCTCGCAGTTCGGGATAGCCGTTAACCCATTCGTCAGCGCCGAATTTCTCCTGTGCCTGCTTCACGGCAAGCTCGGCTGTCTTGGCGGTTTCAAATGCGTTCAGTTTCTCGGCGAATGACTTGTTCTGCTCTGCAAGCGTCTTGTTCTGTTCAAGAAGCAGTTGCGCCCATGCAGGGACTTTGTCATCTTCGGGCTTTGGTTCGGGTGGGTTGTTGCCGTTGTCAGGCTCTTTCTTCTCGCCCTCACGCTTGGCGCGTTTGCGGTCTGCATCAGCCTGCTCAAACTTCAGCAGAGAGTTCACAAGCTCGCTTTTGACGTACTTGTCAATGTCTGCTTCGTCAGTGATGAAAGTTTCTACGGAAGCGGCTACCCTTTCAAATACCTCGTCACTCAGCCCCAGATTCTTATGCCCCTGTTGCAGTGCTTCCTTGATTTTTTGCTTCATTTTCAATGAATTGTGGTTAAACAAAAAGAGCCGACCGACGCTGTTACACGTCAATCGGCTCTGTGGCTCTAATTTCTCAAAATGTTGCGGGGAATGATGGACTCGAACCACCGACCATTGCGTTAACAGCGCACCGCTCTACCTGCTGAGCTAATACCCCAAAAATCTAAAAGAGCCGACCACCCTCACGGGAAATCGGCTCTTGGCTCTTAAAACACTTGATAAAAATTACAATGAAAAAACACACACAATCTACGCTTTACCTATCAAGTCTGTATTTTCGTATATCTATCGGTATCTCCTTACCGCATTTCTTGCAGAAAAGGTATATAACGCCGCGTCCTACCACATCCTCGTATTTGGCAAGTAGTTTCGGCTTACGCCCCAGTTCCGCGCATCGCGGACAAAATATCCCCTCTTTCATGACGCAAATATAATAGGTATAAATGTATTATGCAATAAAATCTAAAGTTTTACTATAAATTTTATTATCTTTGCAGCTGAGACAGAGCCACAGAGCCACTTGACCCCGCACGGGACAGGTGGCTTTTGTGGCTTTTAAGCATCTATGGCGTTCAAAATACTCGACAAATCACTCAGCTTCAACATCGCTCTGTACCCACGTGTGGAGCGCAAACTTGCCACGGTCGGAGACAAGGGCTGGGACAAGGTAGGAGGCTTCACTTTGCGCGACAAGGAGACTTACGGAGTGTATGCCGACTATATGCCACAGCCGGGATTGCAGGAAAATCTCTGTGCCTGCGAATGTAATTTGATTTTCGTTTGTGGCGCCGCGACATCGGGTAAGACGTATGCGATGTATCTCAAATCACTATACGGCATAACGCATCCCGGTTTTACCGCAACGTTGTTTTCTTTCCGAGAAAAGGACTCGCAGAAAGGTTCGTCAATATTCCGTGACGGCGTGGAGGTGGTTGGCAACTTCGCTAACTGCGACTATGTCTCTTCGGGCAATATCGGTTTCCGTTTCCCTCAATATAACTCACAGCTTCAGTTAGCCAACTTCAACTACAATGTTAACAACCCTGCGGAATGGAGCGACTTCAAGGAAGATATGAAGAAACGTCAGTCTTCGGATATTGACATTGACGAGGGTACAAAAATAGAAGAAAAAGCCCAGCTTTACCTTTTCTCCCGCAACCGCGATTCTTCCGGTATGCCATCTCAGATGACTATTTCTTTCAATCCGGAATTTGAGCATTTCACCTGCCAGAAGGTACTAATCCCAGCCGGATATACCGAGCCATTCCGCGACGGTGTGCGCATCAAAAAAGATTGGGAGGGCAGAATAAGATATTTCTATCTGACGGGCAAGACATGGGACACGGCGGTATGGGGCGATACCCCCGAAGAAGTCGTAGCCGCCGCGGGAATAACAATCACTGACGAGGAACGCGCCGCAGGCATGACCGAGCGATCGCTATGCAAGTCTTTCACGGTATTCACGGGCGAGGCGGCGGGCAACCGAAAACTCGTCAACGCAACAGATGGTCAGTCAGTTGCGAATCTTTCCGCTTCGGGCGACGCGGACGCTCTGCGCGGTGGTGTATTCTTACCACGCAACGAAGAAGAAATCAACATAAGCCGCAACATCATGCAGTCGATATGGGACAACCCTATGAATGACGATGAGAATATGTATGCTACGATGGATATTGCGTCGGGTAAAGAGGACTCCGCTCCGATGATGATATGGCGCGGCTTGCAAATGATTGATGTTGATTATTTCAAAGGAGAGCCTACAACACTTTCCTCATGGATTAAATCGCGTCTTGACCGATACAACGTCCCCGTCGCCAACTTCGCTTACGATAGCGGCGGACATGGGTATTGGGTTCAGGCTCTCACTGACGGCGTAGGGGTAACAGCCAATCGCCGACCCATGCAGGAATACGATAGCAGCGGCAACCCGACATCCACGCATCTTGAATTTCTTACACTGCGCTCGCAACTTCTCGGCAAACTTGAAGTCATGCTCAAAAGCGGAGAAATATCATGCAGCATCCCCAGAGACAAACTTGTGCCTTTCGGTAAAGGCAATCAGTTACGCCGCTTTATTGATGTACTGACTGACGGCATTGACCTTTTCCGTACCACCATCCGCAACGGCAAAATCTACTACAACTCGAAAGACGAGTTCAAGGCGCGATTCAAGTATTCTCCCGGCGAGCTTGATGATATGCTCATGCGCATGGTCTTTGAACTTGACACCCGCGAGAGGAAACAACCCAAACCCATAATTACCAATGACGCTTACGATGAACTATACAGCCGTCCTCCGAGGCATTTGGTCTACGGGCGACGCATTTACCGATGATTCAAAACGCAATATATGGAAATCAAACGTATCTCACCTCTGTTAAAGAAAAAGCCGTGGAAACGGTTGGTAACTCCCGATGCAGACGTACCGCCACCCACTTGCGCCGATTATTACGAAATTCCCGTGTCAGAGCCGGACGGCCTGCACTATCAGTATCTAACCGAGTACGATCTGCTCAACGAGAGTTGTGAGGGAGCGCATCTAATAAATTCTAAATATATGTCGCGCCGTCCCGTCTATGAGGTGCAGACGCGCACGATTAGCGTTCCGCTGAAAGATGCTGACGGCAACCCAATCCTCAATACCGACGGTTCGCTAAAAACAGAACCAAAGGAAATCAAGGAATGGGTCATTACCGATTATGAGGATATTGAAACAGTCCGAAGCGGTCTGCCGGAACTTATAATCAAACAAAAGACATCCCACCTCGCCAAAAACGGCATAGAGATAGCCAATGAGGGAAGCGAGCACAAACTGTTTGACACATTCCGGTCATGGAAAGACATATCCGGTATTGACGCAGGATGGCTTCAGGCGATTTATGGGTGTGGCAAAGGTGGTGATGCGCTCATATACCCATACGTCTATAACGATACGATTGAATATACAATATTCTGCACCCTATACGGCGACCAAATATTCCCAAATAAAGATGATAAGGGCAACGACATGAACGTGCGCCGCTATCTGCTCAACGGACGCGAGGCGGTAGATATTTTCATGGATGATTACATTGAAACCTATGTGCGTGGCGAAATATCCGACGAGGACGATGAGAAAGACGGTATACAGTCGTGGTGGTCAGTCGTGAAAGGATGGTTCAAGAACATATCCCGCAAGAAAACCGAGGATGGATGGGAGCGCATCAGTCGCACACCCTCGCAGCTCGGACGCGGCATGTGTCAGGCTGTCTACATCCGGTTTGAGGACACACCCATCGGCCCGGCAATGCAGAACATCAACGCTTGGGAGCGTGGGGCAAGTTACGTCAGCGACAAGATGCGCTCGACCGCTTTCTCCAAATTGTTCCTCAAATCGTCAAAAATCAAAAACTTGCCGCCGCTTTCCTCCGGCGAGGAAGTGATTGGCGTTGAAAATGCAGATGCCGATATACTGAAAGCGAGTGAAGCCAAGTATCTCGCCCCTCCGGACATATCAAATCTTGCCGAGATAAACTTAAAGAATATCACAGACGCAATCATGCAGTCCACCATGAGCATTGACCTCCAGCCCGAAATTCTGAAATCGGGTGCCGACAGCTCGCAGACACTCAAACTGCTACTGCGCCGTGAAATCCAATGGGCGCAGGTGATGTGGCCGCAAGTGCGCCCCTCTGCCAAGAAAGTCATAGACGTGCTGAAAGCCCTTGTCGCCAAAATAGAGAGCAACGGAGATTTTACCAAGCTCAAAGTCTCCGTATGGAATACCCCGTGGATGCCCGTTGATGAAGCCGCTCAGATAGACAATGCGACAAAACTCGTCTATGCCGGAATACTCAGCAAGGAAAACGCCCGCCATGAACTCAACCTTCAGTACACCGACGATGCAAAATACGTCAAGGAGGAAGCTGAGGAAGAACTCTACCGCAAAACATTCATCCCCAAGAAAGCCGAGGCAGATGCCGTTGATCAATTCGGACTGACTAAAACCGCAACAGATGTGGTGGTTGACAAAGTGGAGGGAGAAGAAAATACACGCAAGAAAGAAAATGAGCCAAAGGTGAATAATCAAGCCTCCCGAAAAGACATAACCGAATAAGCAGAGGGCGCAAGGTCTATCCCTGCGCCCTCGTTGCAATTCAGCCGTAGTCCAGGTGGCTTATCTTCAGTAGAGTTTTGCTATAGGCAAAGCTAGATAGCCGCCTTGCACCGCAAGCCCCTCATAATAGTAACTGTTATCCGACTCATATTTATAGCCGAACAGATAAGTTATATGTGATTCCACATTCTCATTATCAGCCCTTTCCGCCAGCGAAGAACTCCAGAACCATGAATCCACGGGCAGGGCAGAAGCCCCACAAAGCGCCAAGGCCGTATTTATTAATGCAATATTGTGCATTATGGCACGAAGTTCCCCTATGGCCGGCAAGTAACAATTCTTACCGTTCATAATTTTTTTGTGGCAGTACATGGGCGCTCTCCCGGCATTGGTCAAAGTCTGGTCAGCTATGCATTTTAATGTGTTGGCCTCACCGTCATTTTCTTGCGCCAATGCAGCATTGATACCCGGATAATGTGCCAATGTGGCGCATTTGGCATCCCAGCCTCCCCACACGCATGAATACGGCGCTTCGGTAGTAATCAGCAGGGCATAGTCAAAGCCTGTCACGCTATCTGTCCATTCCAAGGCAATGCCTATCACTTCATCCTTGCTGTAGGATTGCTTGATTGCCGGGTCGTTCAAATCCACAATATTCCCTCCGTTAAGCATCAACCCCACGCCGCACGGAGTAAACGCAGGAGCCTTGCCGCTGACAATCCCTACAACCGGGAGACTAAGCATCCGGCAACCTAATTGAACCGGTTTCACATTATACATCCTGCATCCTTGCTTGCGTCACCTCCGTAGATGACCATATGTATACCATTGCACCAGCCGGAACATCAATGCCAAAGAAACTGTTGCCGTAAGGATTCTCCATTTCCCCCACCAATGCCCGTGAAAGTCCGTCCAGCGAGGCGTAAACCAAAATACGTCCCGCCGACTTGGCGTTGACTTGGACCGCCACCGCCCCGGTTGAAGAAAACGAATGCTCCCATCCGCTTCCCAATTGTGTAAATTGAATCTCTTTTGTCATAATCGTTTAATTAAAATGGTAAGTCATCACTTTGCGGTACCGGTGAGGTCTGTGCTTGCGGTTGCTGATAGACTGGCTGCTGAGGCGCAGGCTGCACACCCTGACGCTCCACTTTCCATGCGTTGAGCTGAGTAAACCACCTCCCGTTCCATTCGTGGCTTTCCGCGTCAAACGAGACTTTCACCTCCTCGCCAACATTCGGGCACTCGTTCACTTTGTCCCCGAAAAGCTGCATACACACCTTCTTCGGGTATTGTCCTGGGGTTTCGATTACGAAGTTGCGCTTTTGCCACGCATTTCCGCTTTTTGACGTGCCGATTTCAATCGGCAACGCCACAATACATTTTCCTTCTAATTCCATATATTTTGTTTATTAGTTATTATCCTCTTTGGGTAAATCAAGATTCTTCGTTGGGTCGTAATGCCACCCGTTTTCCTCGGCAAAGCGGCGTGTCCGGCAAAAATCGCACTCATTGACAATTTCCCCGCTCTCTACATGGCTCTCCACGAAAGAGCGGTAGGAACAAGCAGAGCAGCGTTCAGGAAGGTATCTGCGAGGTGATTCCTGCACCTCCACTTCATCTTTCAGTATGCCGAGTTTCTTAAAAATCTCTGTAAGCACTTTCAGCGTATCGGGGTCAAGCGTATCTCCGCTTTCAACCATATTCATGGCTTGATTGAGCAATGACTTCAACGCCTTGTCCTTTCGGCTCTCATCTACCTCTATCAGATGTATCTCGTTCTTTCCCTTGTCGCCGCTCAAAAACGCTTTCAGATAGGCGGTGTAACTATCCGCGTATTCACGGTTTTTAGAGTAATTGAAGAACTGCGTACAAGCCGCACGACCCGTCTTGTTGAGCTTCCCAGATGAATCAAGGAACTCCGGATGCCAAAGAGCGAAAGCCTTTTGGTTGGGAATATTGAACGCCACTACGTAAGACAAAAGGTCTTTATCGCTGGAGGGTATTCGGCTATCATCAGGAACTGGTCTGTTTGGTATCAATCTTTCGTCTGCCATATCATTTCCTTGTTTCAAATCCATAGCTTGCAATCGCTAATGCGTCAGCCGCCCATAGCGTAACTTTCTGTTTCGGGAAACGCTGTTGCGACCACCCCTTGATGCGATTTTTGTGCGAAGTTTTGCTCTCGCCTTTTTTGCCGGAGAGATTAAAGTGTTTCTGCCACTTCTGTGGAGTAACAATTGTAGTGGATATGCCACGAGCCAACAGAGCCATCGTAAGCTCTCCATAGCCCTTGCCGAATGAGAAACTTGCCGCCGCACCTTGTCCCGGTATGCCGCCAACCTTTTCCATAAAGCACACAACATTTTCACAGTCGTAGTTTCCTAACGCCGTCAGCACATCTTCGGGAGTACTTGGCATTTTCTGACATTCCAACAGAGAGCCGTCAGAGTCAAGCCACGCGAGACCACCATTTTCGCCGGGGTCAATGCCTAAATATATCTTACTCATCCTTTTTCAATCCATTTTGGCACAAGATAAGGATAACGTTCCTTTCCTATAATTAAATATGTTGCTTGGGAGGTGAAATTCACCTCAAACCGCGCGTGATATTTATCCATTAGTTTTTTCAGCTCTGAGAGAAAAGCGGTCTTGGGGTCGTATGGCGGTTCTTCGCTAAGTTCAAGCATATCGCACCCTATCCAAGTATCTTCACCATCGTCAAATAGCACGACACAGCCGAAACCATCATTGTCAATCTCAGTTACGACACCAATTTTGCCGTTATCGGTACACATCACCCGGTCTCCCGCGTTAAATTTCTTCTCCATTGTCATTCAGATATTTTTCGTAAATCATTTTCGCTGTTGAATTGGGAATAACGCAATACTCGGTTTCAACCCTTGCGCTTGGATAAGCATTTAGGACACGCAGAGCCTCTTTTGCCTCCGCGATACCCGCCTTGCGCAGTTCCTCCTGCTCTTGGCGTTTACGTTCCCTATTGGCGGCTATCCGTTGCGCCCTGCCGCTATTGCGTTGCTGTCTGCGGTTGTATCCTTTCATTGCTTATTTGGAATTATTCTAAATTAGTGATTTGTTTTCAGATCATCTTCCCATAGCTTTTGAGGTCTGATATTGCCAATATAATCTTTCGCATAATCCTCCACTGCTTTGCTTGGTCTCGGATAGTATGCCACACAACCGACCCTATCGCAAGGCGTGTTTACAAGCCCTTTGGCGCAATAGCCTTTCCAATATATGCAACTTCTATCTTCTGCCATAGCTATTATTCTTCAATTGGTTTTACTTCTACCAAAAGCGCTTCCTCTCTGCTGAATCCCTCCTTACCTATCCCTTCCACAACAGCCCACGCCTCCCAACGCTCCATCAGCTTGGCGATAGTCATGTTCTCGCCATAGATACTGCGGAGCATAAATGTAAACTCCGGCGAGTTGATGCGGAAGCGGCAGAGCTGAATGATGCTCCTCTTGTCACGTCTCCAATCGGTTTCAAAAATCACTTCCTGACCCGGCTTAGCCTTTTGCAGAGCAACGTTGCAGTATAGACCAATCGGCAAAATAGCGTATGGCTTCTTCGCTTTCGGGGTAGGGTGCTGTATCTTTATCGGTCTCGGCATACTAATTCAATTTTATAAATACTCCAGGGAGCCCGCAACTCTGCAATATCCGTGAATTATCCTTGCCCCATGCTAAAAGCACCGAGCCGCACCCTGCTGAATCGCCTTGCGAACCATTGGGACGGTAAAATTTAAGTCTGCCGCGCAGAATAAGCATAGAAGCAGCTGTAGGGAATATCGTATTATGCCATAACGCAATATCCATGCGGTTAAATATAAGGGCGATCCCATTACCATATTGAGCCATTTTCTCAATAAACGCGCAAACGAGCTTGCGCGAATACGGTGGGTTAAGCCAAACACGCCCCTGCCATTCTTTATCAAGTCCGTTATCTTCCTTGTAAAGATGCTTCTTGGCGGTTATCCAACCATGAGCCGCGCACGGATCTAAATCAAACTCTCCCAACGCTTCTATTATGTATGGTGGCGTGTACCACTCGTCAGAAGCAACCGATCGCTGAAAAGACACATCCATAATCAATCCTTATTAGCCATTAACGCAAGCCCCATAGCCCTGCGATACCACTCGTAATGCTGAGATTTCATCGCTCCGAGTTTATTGGCATCGTATTTCGTTTTGCTCTCCCACACCGCATTATCGCGCCGTTGCAGGTCAAAACAACATAGCTGAATCTCGTCTATGTAGCGGCGGTTGTTCACGTTCTGCAACCCTTTCGCAGTCCAGAACACTCGCGTTTTCTCTTGAAACAGCATATAATCCGCCGAGTGAGGATTTTCGGTGTAATCGCGCACCCCCTTGGCATAAAAGGCTTCCGACACGGGGATAAACGCGCCGAGGTAGTTCTGATTCGGGCGGCTTCCGATAAGCGAGAAATAGCGCGTCATAGCTCCGTTCCAGCTCGTCATTCGCGCCTGCGCCATTAACCGGAGCGTCCACTCTTTCCAGTTCATCGTAATGCCGTCCTCGTTCAAGAAACCGTACACGCCCGTCTGCGACACCTTGTCGAGAAATTCCCTCGCTAAGCCCTCGTCGCCTATGCGGTGCGCGTCCTCAACTCCCTTGCGGTAACAATAATCCACAAGGGATATAGTGCTTAACGCTACGCCTCTATCAATTATGGGCCGGTTCTTAGCCATTATTCTTTGTCAATGAATTTAGCGTCAGCCATCGCCTCGGTAAGAAATCCGGCAAACGAACATACAAACTTCTCGTTGCCATTCAGCTCGTTCTCACCCATATTGGTGAGGATAACGTGTATCATTTCGTGAAAGAATGTGTTGCGTTTTGAATCGGGCGACTGCTTATCGTCCTTATCGAACTTGTCAGCAATCTCAATCCACCCTCCGCAAGCGCAAGCCTCGCCCGCATTGTTGCTATTGCAACGCTCCACATCACGCACTTCTACTCTCTGCCCTCCGCAGTTAAACTGCTTGGGATAGGGTATAAACTTATTCTCCATAGTTTTCATTCTTGTTTTGTTCTTGCTCCGCAGATTTATCTGCGTCCTCGTTCAGCACTTCGCGCATAAGCTCCTTATCCGCCTCCGAAGCCGCCTTTGCCTCCTTCTTACTCATCTGCGAGCGTTCTACCACGGATTCCATAAACGCCTGACTTGCCATCTCCTCGGAATCGGTAACGGCAGCGGCATTTTTCTCAGCCTGCTTCATCAGTCGTTTATCACACTTGGCAAATGCGCGGAGAATGTCGTTGGCAAGTCCGGGGTCTTGGTAAATCTCCTGCGTTACCCGCCACAGCACCACGCAATAGTTATGCACCTCCTCTTCGTTGCCCTGCGACACCGCCGCAAGCAGATACCCATACGGATAACCCACAATCTTCTGCTCAAACACATGGTTGGGCGTATGGATATGCAGATAGTTATGCTCCACGTCAGGGTGCTTCTCATCAACGTAGAAGTCGGCGATAAACGCTCCGTTGCCGACATTCAAGCTATATCTCGGTTTAGTTTTCAGTATGCTCATTTTTTATCTTTTTATCATATCTTCTCATTCTCGGGCAGTCGCAGTCGGCAGTGCATAGAACATCTATAAAGCCAATGCTGACCCAGCGGAATTGTCCGTCAACCATTACAAGTTTACGGCCAAGCTCGCCCGATTGCTTATAGCAATGCCCGCTTATCTCAGCGTAATGTTTGCACTTCATTCTGTACGCCTTGCGCTCCTTGCTCTCGGTCATTCCTCGTCAAGTTTCTTAATCTCGGCTTCAAGAGCGTTCACAAAGATTTTGCGGATATTGTCGGGCAATTCAAATGTAGATGCGCCACACGAAATACCCATTGAGCTTACGTTGTACTGGCTTTGTGTGATTTGGGGGTTACTTTGCTCAAACAAATCTTTCCATTGTTTCAGCTCGTCATACTTCCGCAGTTTCTCGCGGTTGAAAATAAGGTCTTTAATCTTCATATTAGTTAATTTTTATTTGTTTACAGATAATGCCGTAGCCTTAATGTAAATTGCGCCACTTTGGTGGTCTATTCCTGCGAGGACTTCAACGCGAGGGATAAAGACATATTCTTCCTTTCCGACTCGGCAGACAATAGAACACTCCCGCTTGTTGGGGTCAGCACAATCTCGGAAATTGCACATTTTCATCTGTGCCATATTCCCATCGGGCAACTTGCTCTTGAAATAGATTCCATCTTCGCCACGCCCATCTAACTACCAATCGCGGTTTAGGAGGCTCGCCAATTCTACTTTGTCTATCTTCCGAGGCTCTTGTTCGCTCATACTCACTTCCTTTTCAGTCCCTCCACAACCGCTTTGGCAACCTTGACGGCATACTCTGCGGCTTGTTCGGGTCATTGTACTTGTTTGCGACTTTCAAGGCAACCTCTTTGGCAATGTCGGCGGCGTATGCGTCCCAATCATTTATGTCAAGGTTAATCATTGCCGTATGTATCGGATGCCCGTAATCTTGATGTTCCACGCCATTAAGTACATCACGAATTTGGTCATCATAAGTTTTCTCCGCCTCCGTCTGCTTCTTTGGCTGTACTGGCTCTATTTCGCGATTTTTCCAAAAACGCTTTTGGAGTGAGTAGGCAACGCCGACATAAACGCCATCAGCCTCTACATTAAGTACAATCCCATACTCATCATTCTTGATGTGGCGCACTCGGTCGCCTTTGTGATACTTCGCCTCTTTCGCCTCCGCATTGACCTTGACGAGATACTTGCAGGGGATAGCGATGATACGAGGCCCGTTAGTGATTACGGCGTTGTTGTCTTCAACCATATCTACTTTACAATCTTCTTCTTTGAAGAAGTAAGCTTGTCCGCGCAGATACATCTTCGGCGCGTCCTTTGACACCCTCACCTCGTCGCCTTGCTTGATTCCCATATTATTCATCTTTGCTATTTTGTCTTTTCCACTCCTCAATCCATGCCTTGCAGAAGTCTTGCGTGTCTTCTTTCAGACTTTTAGGCTTCTCGGTTAGAAGCCCCATTTCGTAGGCAGCTTCACGAACAGCGTAGCCTGCTAATATCTGCTCTTGGATTGAGAGTTCATCCATTTTTCAAACAAAAGGCTCAAACTTTCGCCCGGCTGTGCGAGAACCGGGGTACTTGTCTGAGCCGTTAAATTCCTTTTCCGAGGCCTCGCACGCTTCACAAGTGCAAATATAAAGTATTATTGTGGATTACGCAAGAAATTCTATAAATCGGCTTTAGATTTTCGCAGGCAAAAGCCATACCCAACCTGCAATCTCTGCTTGAAGCACCCTTTCTGAGCCAGCATAGCCGACAATTCGGGTCGGGCATGCTGTTTGCTCCCCTCGGCTTCGGCGAAAGCCTTGTATTCCTCGTAAAGCTCCGCAAGACTGCGCCAGCAATCCTTGTCGTACTCCTTGACCGCCTCATACTCGTTCTCAGCCCACCATCGGCGCATATTGTTGCTCCCCGCCATGATTATCTCCTGCGACTTCTTCATGTCCTCGCCCATAACAATATCACCCTTGTTCTTGGCGAAGATGCGGTAGCCCTCCACGATCCAATGAAAGATATACATAAGAGCCTCGGGTCGCGTCAGCTTGTAGGTTAGCGAGGTGTCTCTGTCCTCTCCAGTAAACGCCCGTGTTGTAGTATGCACAACCAAGCGTCTGCGCTGACCTCCGTAACTGTCATCGTCAGTCTCGGGCATGGTGTTGGCACAACAAAGTAGTGGGGGAGCAATCACCTTTACGGGCTTCTTGTCGTATGGCACACGTCCCTGGAACTCTCCTCCGCTCGCAAACCGCTTGAAATCGCCGCCCGACAGCTCCTTGCCGTCCATATCGTCTATGAAGTTGGCTACCTTGTTGGCGAGAGCCGCGATATTCACGTTGCGGTCGCTATCCTTGAACAACTGCCGGAACGAAAAGCACGAAAAATACTCCTTGCCGAACACCGAGGCTATCACATTCGACACGACGCTCTTGCCGTTAGCACCCGGCCCCAAGAGAAAAAGCACATAATCAAGTGTAAATTGACTTTTATCGGCTATAAGCGCTCCGCACCACTGCTGAAACACGCTCCGGGCATCCTTATTCGGGATAATCTCGGCGATTTTCTCCTCCCACAGCTTGCAGGGATTCCCGAAAGTGCCGTATTTCTCCGCACATTCGCGGTAAAGCTCGTCCTTATCCTTATATTCCAAGTCAAGCACAATCGCCGGGCATTGCTCAACACTCGGTTTGACTGAGTGGCGGTTTTTAACATCATATACGGTGTTACGAAACGCCACATAACGCCGGTTCGGGCGGTAGAGATACTTGTCGCTGCTTGAAATCGTGTCAAGGCAGCTCATTGCGATAGCCTTGGCCGGGTATTCATCGTTGTATTTCTCGCCCAAATCAAGCTCTATGAACGCCCGTTTGAGCAATTCCTTTAAGAATATCTCCCTGTCCTCCACTCGCACGAAACAAACGCCGTTAAACGCATAAATCGCACTCTTTGAGCCGTCCGAGAGAAAGCGTTTCATCTTGTCCTCGCAAATAAGGTTGCGGACGATCGCCCTCAGTCGGTCAACGCGACCCTGATACACGTTCTTGTCATACTTGCCGAGACCTCTCAGCTTACCGCCGTCCTTACCCTTTGAATAGAGCCGCTTATACTCCGCCTCCATCGCAGGGCAGAGCCACGAAAGCAGGTAGGTGTACGTTGATTCATTTACCATTGCCATATCTCAAACATATAATTTACTCCAATCCAATACGGACTTGGTGTGTTCTACGAGTTCGGTCGTTTCCATTACACCGTCAAGGCCATCGCCAATTCCCTTGCGGAATAATTCTTCGCTGTTCCCTTGATACGGATTTAGCGTGAGCGTCAGCCGCCCCCACCTATATCGTGCATATATGTACTCGCCGTCATCGGTGTAAATATCCCATTGGCTTGGACACGCCGAACACGTCATTATACAATGTTTGACTTTGTATTTCTTTGTTGCCATACTCACTCCTTTATCAGTTCAACTCTGCGTAGCATATAGTAGAGGCTTTCAAGCTCGTGGAGGTATCTCAGTTTTACTTGATTATAAAACCACCACGGATGCGCCTGCATTACGTTATTATCAATGCGCATCATGTCGCAATACCAACTATCAAAACCGATAGCCGAACTCATGCCTTTATTGAACCCCAACTCTTCCAGCAGAGCGGGAGTGATTGGGATAGGCTGTACAGCCTTATCATCGGCAAAGCAACCACATTCACCCACCGCGCCGGTATCGGGCGAAACACCTCTTACTAAAATGTGAAAAGTCTCCGTCTCGCTATATTTTACGGTGTTAAGGCGCATTACTTTCGCTCTTACGCCGTTCATAAGCACATGGCTTCCGATACGGAGCGTCTTAATGTCTACCATTGTCATATTTCTTTATAATTTCAGCCACAAGAGTAGTCGTACTCTCTTTTTCGTCAACGCCGACATAGGCGAATAATGCACGTCTTTGCGAAAGGCTTGATACGATTCGGATTCTTGTCTCATCGCCCCATAACCTATACTCGTCAATGATTTGCTCGCATATTTCTTCTGGCGTGCCACCCTCAATGACGCGCACAAAAGGATGCTTGGGGATTGTTCCGGTTAAATCCATAGTTACCACCAAAATATGCCGCCCCAAATGGCGAAAAACGCAATTCCAACAAGAATGACAAGCGCACTTCCGATGCCAAAACTATCATTCTCGCCAACTTTCTTCAACCACACAATCCATAGTATTCCAACTATGATTGCGACAACATTATACCATGCTATTGTAATCATACACATTCTCCCTCCTTGAAAAAATCCGCGCCGAAGATGCGATGCAAAAGTTTTATCTGAGCCACATAAAACTGATAGTTTTGGCTCTGAAGCTGAGTGCAGACAGCATCAACAGAGTTTGACAACTTCTTTTTATAAATGGCAGCAAAGAGAAGCAACTCACCATATTCTTTCCTCACCCTATCTTTCTCCTCGGCGGTTAGACGCAAGGCGAGAGGCTGTGATAAAGCATACTCCACGCCGCCTTTGAACATTTCTACCATATCCTCCTCATAGTAGGGAGAAATAGCCTCTATTGGTGCAGATTGCATAAACTCTCGCGCTGCTTCTTCTATCGTCTTGGTCATAGTGCTTTCATTCTTATTTGCAGAATTGAATCTGCTTTGTTTAATACCGTTGTATCGTTGGTCTCTCTCACAATCCGCGATAGGGTTTCAATCTCCTGCATTTCACGGATTCGGCAAACATCCTCTGCGATAAACACAAGAGCTACGGCGATTATAATTAACAGTAGTACTTTCATCTTACTCTCCTTTCTTTATCAGTTCCAGCGCGGACTTTATGCCCTCGCTCAATGCTTGCTCATAAGAATCATATTCGCCATCGTCATCAACCATCTTTTCGCCTCCGACATTTGCATACAAATCAAATCCCCAGAAATCCCATCTGTCGCAAACCTTACCGTCCGCATCAGTAGAATAGTCGGAATAGGGGCATACGTCTATATGTATTCCGTATTTCTCCCGCAGCCACTTCTGGACTTGATAGATATGCGCCGCAGAGCATATCGGTTTCGCGAAGGGACAATCATCTTGCAAGCTGTTGTAGTCCTGCGGGAAGCAAGGGTCGCCCGTGAGCTACACTGCGCCATCGGGCGCGTCCTCATGGGTATAGTACATTTGGCACGGCTCATCGAAGCCGCACGCTTTGAGTGCGAGGCTCAACTTGTAATCGCAATAATCATTTGTTTCCATTGTCTTTCTTCTCTTTTTCAAAGTAAAATACTATCGGCTTATCAACGCGCTCTATCAGCCCGTAGGCGAGCGACATCCTTGCCTGAAACGACCTCTCGAAAAGGGTGTCACATTGGTCTTTTATCTCGCGCCGGAACTGCTCGATGGTAAACGTCTGCTTGCGGAAATTGCACATTCTGCACGCTGGCAAGAGATTGTCTATATCGTCAGAGCCGCCTTTGTACTGAGCCGTAATGTGGTCAACCTGCATATCCTTGTATGCAATCTCGCGTCCGCAGTAGGCGCAGTGTCCGTTGCATTTGGCGTAGACAAGTTCGCGGATTTTCTTAGGTATGCTCATCTTTCTTCTCTTTGGGTTGGTAGTTGGGGCAATGTCCGTTAGCACATTTTAGCATGTGATAGCCACAAAGTTCACAAGCCGCTATTTCTTTGTGATAGTGCTTGGCACTCGCTCGGGGTCTGTTCAGTCGAATAGTTCACCTCGTTTGAATTTTTCATATCCTTCTTCAAGTTTACTGGTGATATATTTAGCCAATTCGTCTGTATGGCTGGGAAAGAGGTATTCGGCTTCCTTATCGGTTATTTCAATATGAAACGTAAGAATGCTTTTATACGCAAGCGGTTTTCTTATCCCAACGTAGGGGATGTCGTTGTCTTGACAACAATGCCGATATCCACATTCGTAGGCTATGCGCTCATCTTGTGTCGGGGGCTGATTTGTCGGGGTCTTCGTCATATACTCTCAGTTTTGTTTTGAGTTTGTAGTTAAGTCCATGTATGAATGCGTATATGCCGTCGCATACACGGGCAATCAACAAAGGAAGTCCCATAATGCTTATCCACACGGCTCTGCGATGTTTCTTTTTCATCCTACCTCCTCATAAGTCTGTTCAAACACATCGGGCTTGCAGGGATAGAACTCGCCCTTAACTCCCTTAATGATATAATCATTGGGCGAGGCAGTCATAACACCTTCGAGCGTTTCAATATCAATCTCGAATAGTGGCGCGGCTACTCCTGCCTCATAAGCCGCATCGGAGAATACCCGTGTTTTGAGCTTCTTACCGATAAACACTTCTATTTCACCGACGTTACGACCGTTGAACTGAACGGCATCTATCACTACTGGTTTCTTTCTATATTTCACATTGTTGTTATTTAGTGTTTACGTTTTCTTATTTTGTCAAACTTCGCGTAAGGCGAGACGTAGGATTTACGGTTTTGGCGAGGCTGAGATTTCGCAAGAGCCTTAGCTTTCCTAAAAGCCTCGTTTAACTTATCCATATCTGCATCTATGCGTTCTATTGCCTCGGATAGTCGCCTTATCGCGTCTCTGCAATTGCCAAACGCAAGGCATAGCCTATCTATCGCTTCCTTTCTCATCATCCTCAGTCAAGTTTAACGTGGTTGATTACTGCGAGCGTTAGCAGATACAGCGCATCTATGAGTTCGGGAGCTTCTTCTTCCTTGACCACTTCATCGTCATGGTCAAAGTCGAGATACTGAACATACCATTTACCCCACGAAATATCCCATTGGATATTCAGATACCATTCGGCATTAGCAAAGGGGATGTGTTTCGGCAGGAGCGAAAATAAATCAGCAATGGTGAACCGAGGTAGATACTCCATTGATGTGCCGTCAGGAGTATCAGAGAAACATTCTCTGAACTCACTTGCTCTATTTGCACTTATTCCGCGTTTGATAAGCTCTGCGGATTGCTCTATTGTGAGGGTTGTTTTCATACTTCTTTCTTGTTTGCGATTTCAAGTATCTGCTCCAGCTGAGTGTCGGAGAGGAGATTGAACGTTATGTCGTGGCATTTGTTGAGCATTTTCCGGCGCTTTGCTATCCTTTTAAGTTCCATAATATCGTCCTCTGTGGCTGGCTGAGCACTGGTAATATCGCAACGGTTGGAGGTTACCGCATATCCACTCTTTCGGAACTTATTATGGTCTGTAAGCACATGAAGCTTCGTAACTTTGATTACGGTTTCAATACTGGTGTTCCATAGGCTTCGCACCAACAGCTTGTCGCCGACCTTTACGTTCTTTAAGCTATTCATTTTCCACTCCTTTCTCCCGGCACCGGCAGTCGGGGTCGTGGGCTTCCTTGTCGTCTTGGAATGCCGATATTAAGCCATAAATGCCGTAAGTCACTAACGCGAGGAACATCGCGCCGTTGGCTATAAAGTTCCACGGCTCGAGCAGATGGTCAAGCAGTCGGCTAATCATAGTGGCTGCGGCGAAAAGTGCCATCAGCATAACGGCGATTGCAAACGCTGTCAGTAGTCTGTTTTTATTATTCATATCTCGTTCAGTTTATATCCGTTATTCGTTAATTGCTCAATCATCTGCACGGTAGCTTCTATTGGGTCTGCAACTTCTACAAAAAGCAGCGTGGCATCATACTCCAGATTGTAATATGACAGCTCCCACGTTGGTGTATTGTCTTCACTTCGCCGACGTTGCAGGAATAGAGAATAATCTATCTCGTTGTCTGATATATCACACGGCAAAATATCGGAGAGCAACGCGCTGAGGCTCCACGCAGGGAATGTTCCTCCATAAGACCCCGTAGTCCAATCCCACGGCATCATGAGAACTTCATAATCTTCGTATCGTGCCATATCCGCCGTGTCAGCCGACACACCGCAGCGGAGAAGTCGTGTGGATTGCTCTTGGGTTGTTGCTATGTTTGTTTTCATCGCTTGTCGCTTATTAGGGAGGGGTGGTCGTAGATGTTGCCGATGATTTCAAACTCATCTGCAAATTCTTCCCACCAATCTACTTCCGGATGCTGTAAATTCATCGCCCAAAACACTTCATCGTGGTAATACTCCGTAGGCATCAAAGCCCACATCATCTTACCCCAAAGCACAACACGAGGATAACGCCCTTTTACGGTGATGATGTCACCCTCATAAATCTCTTTGCCGTTACGGTCAAGCAGTCCCGTGAACTGACCTATCGTATCTTCATCGACATAGCACGTTTTGTCATACATATCGTTAAAGTGATAACCATCATCGATATACTGACCATGCACGCCTATGTAGACACTTCCTTCGTTGGATTGAAGCAAATCGCCATAGAGCCACGCGCCGTTTTTAATGTGCTTTGCGCGAAATTTTATCTGTCTTTCCATATCTCTTGTTTTTGTGGTGGGCTATAATGTTGAATCAATCATAGTTACTGAAATCCGGCTCTTTATGACAGACGTCGCCGTTGTATTTCGCTTTTGGTTTAGGTAGATAAGCCTCCATATAAGGCTTTATCGTAAGAAACTCTCCAAACTCTATGAGGATATGCCTATACATGTGCGCAGGATATTCCTTATTGACATCGAAGTGTGCCGCAAGTATATTCCACGCACAGCCTTTGCTCATACATGGATTGACTTTTGACACAGCCGTCCAATCTCGGACTCCATGCCTTGCTCTTTTGAGCATTTCAAATACATCTTCATTCTTAATGATTTGAGAGAGTGCCTTTGCGGTTGCCTTGTTCATATTGCTGTCGTTGTTTTCTCCATGCTCTCGCCTCGCAGGAGGGTGATGTTGTCTGTTGTATTCATATCGGCTCTTTTGGCTCTTGATTCATGTCGCAAAATTAAAGATATATTGTAGATTAGCCAAATCAACCTATAATGTAGCTTTAGAGTTTGAAAAGCCGAAAAAGGACTGATTCTGACCCAAAAACGTAAAAATCGCTGCATTTGGCGTACTCCCTTCATCCTCCCTCTCCCTTTTCTCCCCTCTGTTAATCAGCTGTTTAATTTATTCGTAAGTATAAAGGCTGTAGGAATGTACTACTTTTTCTAATCTTTTCTTTTTCTTATCCTCTCTTACTATATATTTTTATAGAAATATTTTTCGGTTTTTTACTACACAGAAAGAAAATATAGAGATAATTATATAAATATCAGTGTATTATTTAATGTAGTCGCAAGTTCAGCCCGCTGCATTGAGGTGCATAAAGGTTAAAAATATATAAAAGTTGGATTCTGCACAGATCCCGGAATTTTGAACAAAAAAATTTTTGAGGGTCGCACCCGCCCGTTTCGGCTTCGCTCACTCCATACCCCCGCCACCCCTTTGCAGGATTTAACAATCCACAATTCAGTGAGTTACACACACAATCCGGTCATTTGCCACTCCGTACAGCTGGTTTTTATGGATATTTTGAATATTATTTGGAATGATTCAAAATAAGCATAGTTAATTTATTGATTTTCAATGCCTTGCCTTTTGCTTTATTTGTTAAATTCCGTCTCAAAATCTCACTCAAACCGTTAAAATACCTTTCGTAATTTTACGTGTTTTCCTTGTCACTCTTGACGACTGCAAATATAGCGAAACTCTGCCGCATTTCCGCGCCTCCCCTGCGACTAAATTATTTTTACGTCTCCCCTCGTGTCTGAAAATCTAAAGTCTGACAGTGCTAAAATATGGAGGCTGTTTTTGAGGATTGAATATTTAATCGCTTGATTTTTAACACAATACCTATTAACAAGTCAAATATTATTCGTACCTTTGTAAGGTAAGGAATGATCAACAATAAAGCCCGTCGGGGTCATTCCTCACAGATAACCGGCGGGCAAAGTCTTTAATTAAAACACAACAAAGTTATGAAAAAACTTTTGATTGCCCTAATCCTCGTCACGATGGCGGCCACTGTTAGCGTGGTAGGCGTGGAATTGGCAAACGCCGCGAACTCCACGCAGTTCATTAAATTCTTTGGTTTTGCATCGCTTATGATTATTGACATTTACGCAATAGTTGCGATACTCAAAGAAAAAGACAAGTAACACCAAGCACTAACACATAGGGGGCGGCAAGTCCCAAGCGGCAAAGTTTCGCCCCCTATTCCAATATACACCCACCCATAAAACCGAATCACGATGAAAGCAAATACCCCGCCCCACGGCGCAACGAAAATATAACTATGGCAATACTCGGAACAATAGGCGTAATCTGCGCCGTATGGCTGCGGCTGGTCAGCCTCAACGAATACGCGAAAAGACATAAGGAATTTATTACTAACCGATAAAAAGATACAACCATGTTTATTTTAGCAATCATTTGTGTAATCTGCTGGCTTGGTCCAGCTCTGAAGGACGGAAGCTCAATCAAATAACCCCTAAAACGAAAAGCGATGAAAATATATTTGGTAACGGTCTATTACGACCACGCCACCGAAAAGAATATCTACACCACCGAAGCCCGCGCCAAAGAGTCCGCATTGCTCTGGGCGAAAAATTCAAGGCGTGAGGTGTGGGTTGATGAACTTGAACCGATAGACGGAATGTTTGTGAAGACTCGCACCTGCGGAAAGTATGACGCAACAAGTAAGTAACCACCCATCCCGGCGAGGGAGAACTACAGCGGAGCGACACCGCCGCCGGGACCTATCAACAACAAACAATATGAACGGATATTATTTAACCTACAACAGCGGCGCCGGAATCTTCGGATATTGCGGCGAGAGCGAGACCCAACCGCCTTTTTACTTCAAAGGTCATGCGATAGTGTTTGCAACCCGTAAAGAAGCGAGAGCTGCACTAAAAACTTATCGCGAATCTCATGGAGTTACACACCTTAAACCTTACGCAGCCCGGCATTTTGCCATAGTTCCGGCAAATAACGCTTATATCAACAACAAATAAAATCATACGAATATGAAAATAACAGCGACATTCAAGGGAGATACAAAACAGTTCCTAACCTCTGTCAAAGGCACATATTTGCCCGCATTAGGCTCTGATGGTAATATGTACTTCTTTATGCCTATAAATGACATGGGCGAATTTACGCGCCTGTCAGCCCTTAACGGCGAAAGGGGTTACATTGATGAGACTAAAACATATTGTTTCGTCTTGTGCGAGGAGCGCGAACTAACACGTGCGGAGGGCATGAAGTTTTTTAAGCATGCCGAAACATTAGAGGATTTTATCAGACTTTGCGAAACGGCCTGAAAACGCCTATTGGCAGACCTCACCGAATTTCCAAACAATTTCAGCAACTTAGTAACAAAAAGATTATGGCACAGGATAACAGACCTTACGTTTTATGGCGTCGCGTATCAACGAAGCAGCAGGGCAACTCAGAACTCGGCCTACGCGCACAAATCGCAATCGCTGAATACTTCATGCACAGCGGCGCAAAGAAAGTATTTACTGATGTTTATACCGGCACAAAGTTGTCGGAGTGTAAAAACCTATGGAAAGCAATAAGATATTGCAAAGAAAACGGATATTTGCTTGTTATCGCAAAGACAGACCGTTTCCGTAACGTTGCCGAAGCATTGAATGTACTTGACGAAATCGGAGAGGGCAATCTCGTGTTCTGCGATCTGCCAACAACAGACCGAACAGTTTTAACGATAGTTTTCGCGTTGTGGGAGCGTCAAGCGATACAAGGACGGATAAACACCCGCGTTGCATTGGAAGAGCGTAAGAAAATGCAACAGAACGGCGAAAAATGGATAAGCAAGACAGGCCGCGAGTGCGACCGACTGGGCAGGCCGGCAGACGGCATTGACGAGCGCGGAAAGCCGTATTGGGACTTGTCAGCCGCCAACGAGGCGTCATGCATAGCCAAGCAAGAGGCAGCCATACGCTGGCGCGAGAAGTCGCAAGCCGTAATGTTTGCTCAACGTAAACGCAAGGCAGGGTGGGGCATTCAGCAAATTACCGATGAACTCGGACACCTTTTTGACGAAAACATCCCTGCGGATTCCAACGAGAAGAACCCTTATGCAACCCCCAAAGGCTTCAGACCTACAAAAGGCACGGTTTCCAGGTGGTGCCGCGAAATGAACCCGTTGGCGGTCTAACGCCTCACTTCGCCCACTCAGGCACAGGCATTTCAGCTTCAGGCGTATCACTGAAAGAGAAGTCAATAATTTTGCGTATCGCCAAATCAGCCTGGAAGCGCATCACTTTCATATAGTCGAATATCGGGCGGTTATTGGCATCCTTGACGCTCTGCCCGATAGCATATTCAAGCACATACAAAGGTATGCCGAGCTGCTGGCCGAACTGTACGAAGGTTTTTCGGGCTGAATAAAACATCAGTCTCTTCTCAAACTCCAGATCCTGGCCGATTTTGTTCAGCCCTTTGGTAACGAATGAGCGAAACTGCTCGTATTGGCTGTAATTATAGCCGAAATCCAGTTTGCCTTCTGTCGTTATGTATTTGTCAATGATGGCTCGTGCCTCGGGTTGTATGGTTAGGGAGACTTCTTTCTCGCCATGTTTCTTTGCGGCAGTCTTTTTACGTACAAAGGTTATGGTTTCGCCGTCAAGCCGCGCATCCATAAGGTCTGTTAGGTTGATGCCGGCGAAGTAGAAAGAGAGCATGAACAAATCCCTCGCCACAGTGTGGCGACGCGCAGACACGCCCGTAAACTCTGCCTTGCGTAGCTTTCTTAATTCATCTTTGGTTATCCAGATCTCGCGTACATCCTTTGTCGGCATCTTATAGCCTCGGAACGGGAACACTTTGTATTCCACTATGCCCTCGGTGACAGCTGCGTTAAGCAGAGCCTTAAGATGACTCATGCGAATGTTAATGGTCGTAGGGGAATAACCCATTTTGGCAAGCCATTTTTCCCACATCTTTATCGCATTGGTATTAAGAGACGACATTGCGACGTTTTCTCCGAAACACTCCGTCAGATATTTCAGCGTGTAGCCCATGTTTTGTGCATACGAATCCTGTCCGTTGCTTTTCAACTCGTCAATATACTTCTCGGCATACTTGCGCAAATTTTCGCCGACAAAACGTGGTTGTTCAAGAAAATTCTTAATCTCAGTCGCCGTTGCGCGAGGATTACATAGTTTTGATAATAGAATCTCATACTCTCCGAGCATTACGTGCAACTTTTGGTTTATTGCGGTCGCTTGTGGATGTTTCACCACCTTCCCATTCTGGAACTGCTTCTCACTGCCAACCTTGTATTTTGTGAGTATATAGCGTGTGGTATTGACATTTGTTATTTTCAGTCGGATTGTATGTGTGCCGTCGGTGTTTGCCCTTGACGGGACAATGACAAATGAAAGTTGAGCCATAAAACATAAACTTTGTTAAATAATTTCAGCCCGTGCAACTGCACGGATGATGCACGGATTTCACCTCAAAAGTGGGGATATTTTTGTAAATTTACAATATGCTTAACAACATAAAAAGAGAGAACCAGCCGTTTAATTGGCTGGTTCTCAGTAGCTTTGTTGAGAGCCGCGAGTGGGACTCGAACCCACGACCTTTTCGTTACGAA